ATAAACGAAGCAGAAGTACAAACTAAAGCGTTTGAGATGACAGGTAAAAGTTCTGCTGCACAATTAACAAAACAAGAAAAAGCATTAGCCACATACGAACTTATTGTTGAACGATCTGCTGTAACACAAGGTTATTTAAACAGAGAACAAGATAGTTTTGCTGCTAAATCAAATGAAGCAAGGGCAAAATTAACAGAATTAAAAGCAACACTTGGTCAAGAGTTATTACCGATTGCAGAACAATTACTACCAGTATTAGTAGATTTAGTTGGCGAGATTGGGCCACACTTATCAGACGCAATTAAATCAGTAGCACCATTTATAGCTTCTATTGGTGGATTAATTAGTGCATTAGCACCACCAATGATACAAATTATTACGTTACTACTAGCAGCACTTGCACCAGCATTTAAAAAGTTTACAGAAATAGTTGATAGATTTGTTGCACCATTTTTAACTAACCTACCAAAGAATTTTGAAAATATGATAAATCGTATTATTGGTGCATTAAATAGTTTTATTGACAAGATAAATAGTTTTGCACAAAAAGCACAAAATATGCTTGGTAAGATTGGTATAAAACTTGATCTACCCAAACTTGGACGTTTTGAAGAAGTATCGTTTGGTTTTGCTGATAGCCAAGTTAAATCTGTAGTTTCCCCAGATGATATTGACGCACAACGTACAGCTACAAGTTTATTAGCTTCAGCAGCACAAACACAACGTAATGCTATCGGACAAAGTCAGGGAAATGTTATTGTAAACAATTACGCACCAATTACTACAGATCAACAAGCAGCAGATTTATTTTCTAGGGGTGCAAGAGAATTTAAACGTCAAAATGGTGGTAGTGGCAGGATTGATATTTTATAATGGCACAACCAACAGTACGTGTTCGTATAGGTTTTACACAAAACACTTTTACATTAGATGATTTAATTCGTGGTGTTTTAGATAGTGGGCAATTAGGTGGTGCAGTTACATTAACTGATGTAACAAGCGATGTACAAAGTGTTGCTATAAATCGTGGTAGATCAAGAGATTTAGACACATTCTTTACTGGTACGTGTGCAGTACGTTTATTAAATAATGAACGTAAATATGAAAATACCAATACATCAAGTCCGTATAGTCCAGGTATTGAACCTATGATTGCTATACAAGTGGACGCTACAACTGATGGTGGTTCAACCTATGAAGATTTATTTGTTGGTTTTGTAACAGATATAAACCTTAGTTATCCAGATAAAAACAATTCATTTGCAGACTTTTTAGCGTCTGATGGTTTTATTAAGTTAGCTAATGCAGAATTAATTGACGCTTCATTTAGTAGTACAGATAGTGGAACGTTAGTTAGTAATGTATTAGATAATGCCAATATTAAATTCGGTGCTGGTAGATCCATTGAAACTGGTATAAGTACAATGCAATCATTAAGTGGTATTAGTGAAAATGCGTTATCAGTTTTACAAAATATTGAACGTTCTGAAAATGGTTTATTATTTATGGCTAAGAATGGTCAATTAACGTTTAAATCAAGGCATACAACGTTTCCAAGCACACCTAGTGCAACATTTAGCGATGATGGTTCAGATGTACCATATTTACGTGTAGATTATATAAACGATGACAATGAGATATTTAATATAGTTTCATTACAACGTATTGGTGGTACAACACAAACTGTAGAAGATACGGCGTCGCAAGGTAAATACCTGGTTAGAACATTAAGTAGATCAGGATTGTATAACAATACAGATAGTGATGTTAATGACGCTGCAAACTTTTTACTTGGTAAATTTAGTAGTGCTTTAATTAGATTTGATAACTTAGTAGTTGATCTAACAGAAGCTACAACTGGTAATCAAAATACCGTATTAGCAAGAGAAGTTGGCGATGTTGTACAAGTTGAATTAACACCACCTGGCAGTGGTAGTCCAGCACAAATAACGTCTTTAGAAGTGATTGATAGTATTAGTTACAACATTACACCAGATATATTTAGTTGTTCATATAAGCTATCTAATGCAGATGTCCAGGCATTTTTACGTTTAGACAATCCATTATTTGGTGTATTAGATACAGATAAGTTAGGTTATTAATGACACATACAATTAAACTAAACAAAGAAAGGATAAACTAAAAATATGGCAAACGGATTTAAAGTTTTTGCTGTTGGTGAAGTCTTAACAGCAGCAGATGTAAATGATTACTTAATGGAACAATCCATTTCAATATTTGCTGACGCAACAGCAAGGGACGCACAAATAACAAGTCCAATAGAGGGTATGTTTTGTTATTTAGCAGATACCAATGAATTACAATTTTACAATGGATCAGCGTGGGCAGGTTATATTGGCGAGGGCGATATAACTGGTGTTACAGCTGGATCTGGTCTTAGTGGTGGTGGAACATCTGGTGCAGTAACACTTGATGTAGATATTAATGGACAATCATCAGTTACAGCAGCTACAGGGGACGAACTATTAATTGCAGACGCAAGTGATAGCAATAATATAAAAAAAGTTACAGTACAATCTATTTTAGATCAAGGTGGATTTGCTGATATAGGTTTAATAATCGCATTAGGATAGGAAAGGAAATATGGCTAATACATTTAAAAACGCTTATTTGGACGTAACTAGCAGTAATACTGCTATTTATACTAATAGTTCTGGTGGTACAGCAATTATATTGACATTACGTATTACTAATGTTGATGGTGCTGCTGATGACACAATTACAGCTGATGTTGTTGACGGAACTTCTGGAAATGCACGTATAGCTTATACAATAAGCGTACCAGCTGATAGCACAATAGAACTAGCAGGAACTTCTAAATTAGTTTTAGAAAATGGGGATAGTATAGAACTAACAGGTGGTGCAGCTTCAGGTGATCTAGAAGCATTTGCAAGTATTTTAGAAATAACCTAAAGGAGTTCAAATGCCTTATGGTTATCTAGGACAAAATCAACCTAATCAAACTGTATCTAATAGTGGTGTCTTTTCTATTACTGATGTAGCTGAACTTCAATCACAAGGAAAACTTGGTGGAAGTTTAGAACTTATTGAGGAACAATCTATAACTTCATCTACTGCAACAATGGAATTTACTAATATTCAAGAAGCAAAATATGATGTACATTTACTTCAAATAGATAGTTATTATGCAACTGCTCAAGAAAATCTTATGGTTAGATTGAGTAATAATAATGGAAGTAGCTTTATTTCTAGTGGCTATCAATATGCTTATCAATCTGCAACAACTGTATCTTTTAGTGAGGGTAAATCTACAAGTTTTTCTTTTATGTCTTATGTTACTTTTGATGCTGATACAGTAGAGGAAAGTCAAAACACATATATATATTTCTATAATTTAGGTAATTCAAGCAAATATAGTTTTTCAACTTTTCAAAATACAGGTTTTCATACAGGTGTTTATAATATGTTATTTGGTGGTGCAACTTTACCAACTGCTGAAACTCATAATGCAATTCAACTTTTAACAAATAGCACAGGCAATATAGCAAATCTACAAGCAAAACTCTATGGAGTAAAACAGATATGAGTAACCTAAGATTAATTAATGAAACTGAAATAACTTCTGATGTTACAACAGTAAATATTACTGATGTATTTTCAGCAGATTTTGATATTTATAAAATCACTACAAAAAATTTATCAGCAACAAGTGGAAGTCTTTTTGCTTGGAACCAACTTAGATTTATTAATTCTAGTGGAAGTATTTTAACATCAGCAAATTATGATATGGCACAACTTCAATTAGCAGATAATGCAACTTTTGGAGAGTTAAGAAGTACTAATCAAACCTCTTTACAATACTTTATAAATTACTCAAATACAACAGGTGGTGAGGGTGGAGTTTATTATATCTTTAATCCATTTTCATCAAGTTCCTATACTTTTGCTATAAAACAAGTTAGTGAGTGGGGAAATAGTAATAGGCACGAAACATATAAAGGCATAGGAGTTTTTAAAAACACTTCAAGTTGTACAGGTTTTAATATTTTTAATGTTAGTGGATATAATTTTCAAGGAACTATAAGAACTTATGGATTGAGAGTAGATAGCTAATGGCAGGACAATTAATTCAAGTAAATACTGCAACAGTTTCAGTAGCAACACCAAGTGTTACCTTAACAGGCATAGATAGTGATGATGTTTATATGGTTGCTATAAGTGGATTATCACCAGCTACATCACAAGTTTTAAGAGGTAGATTAACTGAAGGTGGAACTGAAAATACAACTGCTAATTATGATTTTGCAGCTAAAGGTTTAAAAACAAGTGCAGCTTTTGAAAACAATTCTGGTGCTAATTATAGTTATTTCAACATTAGTGATAGTTATGTAAATGCTACAACAGAAAAAAACTTTAATGGAATATTTTATATTTACAATGCTAATAACAGTTCTGAATATACATTTATCACTTTTGAAACATCACAGTTTGCAGGTAGTGAGCTTTATGGAAATCAAGGTGGTGGTGTATTTACAGTTACAAGTTCTGTAGATGGAATTTATTTTTACATAAGTGGAATAAATATTGATAGTGGAACATTTACTTTATATAAGGTGGTATAACAATGGCAGATGATTTGAAATATGGATATAAAGGTGCAGAGCCAACACAAAGTTTTGGTAATAATACAGGTGTGTTTGATCCAAATGATATTAACAACCTTATAGCAGATAATAAATGGACTACTTTTGGACAATTAGAATTAATTGAAACTCAAACTGTTACATCAGCAGTACTATCAGTAGATTTTATTAATTTAGAAAATAATCCTTATAATGTTTATTTTTTTACAGTAAGTAATTTACAAACATCAGCAGCATCACAAGCAATACTTAGATTTTCAAATAATAATGGAAGTAGTTTTATTAGTAGTGGTTATCAATATGCATATATGAGAGGTTCTATTGGTGGCTCAACAAGTGAAAGCAAAAACACAAACCATCCACAAATAAATACAGGCTTATTATCTGATACTGCAACAGGTATGTCTGCAAATGGTTATTTTTATTTATACAATATGTTAGACAGTTCAAAATATAGTTTTGCAAATTTACACAATTTTGCTTCTTATAGTGCAGATGGTGGTAGATATAATTTTGGTAGTGGTGTATTGCCAACTGCTGAAACTCATAATGCTTTTCAAATTGAAGCAAGTGCAGGAAATATAACTGATGCCACTATATCCCTATATGGAATAAGGTATTCATAATGGCTACTGAACTTCAATTTATAAAATCTGCTAGTGGAACTTCTGTTAGTTCATTATCAGTAACAGATTGTTTTAGTGCTGATTATGATGTGTATGATATTACTTTTAATTATGCAGGTAATTCTGTTACAGGATATACAGAGTTTAGGTTACTTGATAGCACAGGAACAGAAATATCTGCTGCTGAATATGATAATGCAAGTCTAATGATGAGGTCATATAATACATATATTGAAAATAGGTCAACTAACTCTACAGGACACACTCTTGCTTATAATCAAGATTTTGGTTTAGGTGGAAAATTAACAATTTTTAATCCTTATGACAGTTCAAGTTACACATTTTTATTAAACCAAAATGCAGGTGGAACTACTAGTGGTGGTCAATTAATTGGTTGGAAGGGAATAATGGTACATAAAGTTGCAGAAACTATTTCAGGTATAAAAATATTTGTTAGTGGTGGTGGAAGTTATGATTTTAATTATATTGAAGTATCAGTATATGGAGTTAAATAATGAGTAGCTTAATAAAAATAGATGAGGAAATAGTTACATCAGCAGTAGCAACAGTTGAATTAGGTGGAACTAATTGGGATAGTTCTTATGATGTCTATATGGTTAAAATGAATAATGTTCAATGTGCAACTGATAATAAAGATATGAGAATACAGCTTAAAAATGGTGCAACAACTTTAACACCTTATGATAGAGCAAGTAAAGATTTAAGACCAGATATAGCTTTTACTAACAATTCTGCAAGTGGTGCAACTAGATTTGATATAAATAATGCAACAGGTAATGCAACTGCTGAAACAGGACAGGGAATATTTTATTTATTTAATTTTAATAATGCTAGTGAATATTCTTTTATCACTTATGAAACTAATTATCTTGCTTATGCATCAGGTGGAATGATTGGACAACAAGGTGGTGGAGTTGTAACACAGACAAGTGCTTGTGATACTATTGTTTTTTATTGGGAAAGTGCAGCTAATTTTACATCAGCAACATTCACTTTATATGGACTTGCTAAATAGAATATGGTTTAAAGAAGTAAGTATAAGAAATATATAGTAAGATAGGAGAGATATGGCAACATTAGAAGAACTAACAGTAGAGGCAACAGCAGAAATTGAAGCTGCTAAACCTTTATTTAAACAAGTTAATAATGAAAGACTTGAATTTTCTGCTAGTGATTATGACCAAGCTATAACAGACCTTGCTAATAGCAAGTGGAACGACCAACAGTTTGGATATATCCAAGCACGTCAAGAAGCGTATGGATCTATTGCAGAACAGTTAGATATGATGTACTGGGATGGCGTTAATGGAACAACCACTTGGGCAGATCATATAGCACAAGTCAAATCAGATAATCCTAAACCAGCTTAATTGACCGAACTTCAACAATTACGTGAACTAGCGTTAGATCGTGCAAATTATTGTTGTGAATGGCCAGAATGTACTACAAATCAATGGCTAGAACTAGCACACATTATTGGCATTGGTATGGGTGGACGTAATAAAAAAGAAAAGTTTGATTTAGATAACGTTGTAATTTTATGCAAAATGCACCACGATATTTACGATGGTAGAACAATATCAATGGCAAAAAAGCAGTATCGACAACTGTTAAAATCATATTTAGATTATGAGCGACAACAATAACTACACGCAGAAAGAGATGACAGCAAAAATAATGCTAGATATTGAAAAGATTTTTAACAAACTTGATGAACTACAAAAAGATATAAACACCAGGCCAACACGTGCAGAAATATACGGTTGGATCATAGCTGGTATTTCTATAGCAACCTTAGTAAATGTGTTGATGTAGTGAAGACACAAATAAACTTATCACAAATATTACAAGGTGGTTTAGCTGCTTTAGTAGCCTGGTTATTTAAAACTGTTAATGAACTACAACAAATGGCAGTAGTTTATCAAGTTCAAATAGATAAATTAGAACAAGTTGTAGTGGATCTAGCATTACGTGAAAAAGAATTAAATTCTGCTATTACAGAAATACTAATAAAACTTGGTGGCTAATGAAGCTGATAAGAAATACTATAGAAGATTGGTCAAAACCATTTGTAGCTTGTTTATTAGGTATGACAAGTGGCATTGATTTAAGTTTGGGACATTTATTTATAGCAACAAAAACAGCAACTATAACATTATTACTAGGTATTATTATTAAAAAGATTAAAGGGTAATTGTGGATTATATTATAGGGTTTTTATTAGGATTTTTTTTAAAAGATATTGTTTCAGCTATTAAAAGAATAAGTCAAAACGATTGGGAAAACCGTAACTATTACGATAATGCGTATAAATGGATTGATCTAAGCGATGACGATGATTTTTACAATGAGTGATATTTACGTAGCTGATTGCGATAAATGTTTACAACCTTACTGGAACGAAAAAAACAATAGTGTTTGCAGTAAGTGTGAAAATTTACAAAAAAACGACACATAAATAAAAAAACTAGTATATAATAGTTATAACGTACTTAACAAAAAGGAGTTAAAAATGGCAACATTATTAAACACAATAAAAAACGATCTAAAAAAACTATATCCAAATGCGTTTATAGATGAATTACCTAACTATACAGGTGATCCAAACAACTGTAAACAATGTAAAGGTAATGTAGAAGAACAAGATTATTTATTTATATTTGATCCAGAAAATGATGGCGTTGATCCTACAATATTTTGCGATAGCACTTGTTTTGTAGAATTTAATATGAATTAATTATTAATTAAAAAAACAAATATCCACACAACTAGTACATTAAACCCACTTTAATTAGTGGGTTTTTTGTTTCATAAAACTTTAAATGTCGTAATTGTATAGTAAACTAATAACTAACAATAGGGTTATATGAACAAAGAATTTGACGCATTTATAAGCGAAAAAGCAAATCAGTTACCTAATAGACGTTATGAAGTACGTTATCCAGAACGTGTTAAGTTAATAATAAAATTACTTACTATATGCCAAGAAAAAAAGAAAACTACACCTAATCATTATTTATACAGCTATAGATCCATCGCTGAATACATTTATGACGTTTTAGAATATAGGGAAGTTACAAAAGAGGGTTTACGTAAAGCAATCGCACGTATAGCAAAGGAACATAAACTTGAACTTTAATGAATTTATAGAAGTTAAACAAGCTGAACAAAAGCCAAAAGAAAGCTATCCGAAAGGTTTTAAACCTGGGGTTGAGTGGAATGGCGATAAAGGGCAGATTGTAACTAAAGGTTTAGAAAACAAAGGCGATTTAGATTGGGACGAATGGATTGATTACTGGATTGGTAAAGGTGCAAGTAAAACATTTTATATTAAAAAAGATGAACCAATAAACTTTAGAGTATGGGACGCTTGGGGTAAAAATCCTAAAACAGGCGAAACAGAACCAACAAAGTTTTATTATTTTAAAACAAATTTATATAGTCGTGAAAACAGTACACCAGATCAAGACATACAAGAGTTAGCTAATCGTATATCTAAAATAAAACCTAAACCCAAAACAAAAGTAAAGATACACGAAACTTGTATGGTTATTTCATTAGCTGATTGGCAAGTTGGTAAAAAAAATACAGAACAATCAGTACAACAATATTTTGATAGTATTTATGCAATTAAAGATGATTTAAAAAACTTACGCAAAAAATATACAATAGAAAAACTTGTTTTATGTGGATTAGGTGATTTAGTAGAAAATTGCAGCAATAACTTTTATCCAATGGGTTTATTTGAACAAGAGTTTGATAATAGACAACAAATGCGTATAGCTAGGCGTATGTTAACTAAAACCATAGAAATACTTGCACCATTGTTTACTGATGTAATCGTTATGGCAACTATGGGAAACCACGGTGAACGTAGGCAAGGTGGTAAAGCCAATACCAGCTTCGGTGATAATATGGACGCTGAATTATTTGATAGCGTACAAGAAATATTTGCTAAATCACCAGCTTTTAAACATATCAAGTGGTACATACCAGATAATTATTTAACTACTAGCGTCCAGGTATTACCTAACACCGTTCTTTCAATAGCACACGGACATCAAGCACGTGGTGGTGGTAATGCACAACAAAAGGTAGTTAATTGGTTTACAAAGATGAGTTCAAACAAAACTAAGGCAGAACTATACGATACAGATGTATTGCTTGTCGGTCATTTTCACCATCATTTTTCTGTAGAAGTTGACCATCGGCTTGTTTTGTGTTCTACAGCGTATGATTTATCTGGACAACAATGGTTTAGTGAACAAGGTGGTGGTTCAGCATTACACGGTGTTACAGCATTTTTAATGCATAACAAAGATGGTCGTAAATGGTCAGATATTAATATATATTAAATGAAAATAATAAGCAGAGAAATTTGGGGTGCAAAACCCAATAAAACAAAATTTAGTAAATTAGGCGAAGTAAAAGGTTTAGTTGTACATTGGTCAGCTTATCCAAAAGCATTAACTGTAGAAGAAGAAATGGCACAAGTACGGCAAATACAAGACTTACATCAAAACGATAGAAAATGGAATGATATTGCGTATAACTACTGCGTTGGTGATAGTGGTAATGTTTATGAAGCTAGGGGCGATGGTAATAGATCAGCAGCACAAGGTGGTAATACACGGCAAGAAATAAATTATAACAATAAACATTACGTTGCTGTTTGTTGGCTTGGTGGATCTAAACCAGATGATATGCCAAGTAAGGCAGCAGTTACAGCTGTAAAAGAATTATGGAAAGAAGTTGGTGGTGAATTGCGTCCACATAGTAGTTTTAAATCAACAACGTGTCCAGGTGATAAGTGGCGTAGTTGGATTACAAACCGTTTAACTATAGTGCCAGAAGATGTTATTGCACAAGAAGTAGTACAAGAAGTAACTAGATCAATGTTAATTAAAAAAGGCGACAAAGGACAACAAGTAGAAGAAATACAGATTATGTTAAATTTACTTAATAAAAAACAATTAACTGTTGATGGCGATTTTGGATCTAAAACACTTGCAGCAGTTGTAAGTTTTCAGAAAAAATACAATCTAAAACCAGACGGTATTGTTGGTAATATGACTTATGCAAAGTTAATTGAAATAAATAGGACTAAAATAAATAAAAGCAAAGGAAAGTATAACATTGAGTAGTACAAAGAAAAATTGGAAAGCATATTGGAAATTTATGTTTTCAAAAGCATTTAGAACTGGTTTACAATCAGCAATATCATTATATTTAGCAAATAGTTCTGGAATAATTGACGCTGATATGTTACAACTTTTAGGAGTTGCATTTTTAAGTTCGTTCATTACTGTAATCCAACACGCTTTAGAACAATATAAGCCAAAGGAAACTTTTTAACGCAGCACAATCGCAACCCAAATAAAAAGACCAGGCGTAAAAACCTGGTCTTTTTTTTATATACGTACGTTCCTAACAAATGGAGTGTTTAGAACAACTTAATAATAACATAATTTTTTTTTAAAATACCCACAAATGTAATTTTATTTTATATAATGAAAGTAATTTACAAAGGAGTGTGATTATGAATAATGATCCAGCAATACTAATTTTTACAGCTGAATTATTGGTAGCTTTATCAGTTACTACAGTTGTATTAATGTCATTAGCTAAATTAATTTTAAGATTATTTGGCTATGAAATAGATAATGAACCAAAACCAGATGTAGATTTTATGAAACGTTTACATAATGGTGAAGTACTTAGTGCAGAAAATATGTTTACTAAATATGAAGATTAATTTACCAGACAACAGGGGAAACCCAGTAGAAATTGATGTAGATAAAAATTCATTAGAAAAATATTTTACAAATCTATTAACTAGAAATGATACTGCTGAACCACGTTTTTTTATGTGTGCGTTTTGTGGTAAAGTTGCGTTTTTTCCATTGGAAAGCGATGACTATATGATTTGTAATACTTGTTGGTCAGATAAGGTTGGTGAAGAAGAATGACTAAATATACATTTAATGTGTCGTTTCAAAAAACTATTATGGCAAGTAATAAAGATGAAGCATACGAAATATTGCAAGGTAAGTTACAACATATCAGCGAATATAAGTTTGTTCATTTAGCAGAAGAAAAGGAGTAGATTATGGCGTTAAGCGATAAAGAACAATTAATGATAATGAAACAAGTTGCATTAAAAGCAGGTGTAGATTTTATGAAAGATCGTACCAATATACCAGCTGATGTAGCTGAACATTTAGAGGAAACACAAAAGGTTGCTGCAACTTTTTATGAATGGTTGCAACAAGATACTGGTATTAGCGAAAGCGATGTACCAAGCGTTGTTGAACCAGAACCAGCAAGAGAAGTTACATACAAATATGGTGGTAAACCTAAATTTGAACCTAAGTGTCCAAATTGTGATAGCAAAGTTTGGGATAATAGACAAACTGCTACAGGTAAACAACCAGTGTGGAAATGTGCAAACAAAGATAGTTGCGATAACGGTAAAGGGTTTCCGTGGGCTAGTTGGGACCCAGAAGAGTTTGTAAATGCTGAACTAGCATTTAATAAAGAAAATAAAGCAGAAGTCGTTGATATGGACGATTTAATTGCAAACGCACCTGATGACAAGGACGTTGCACCGTTTTGATGACGCTTTTAGATAATATAAAGCAACTATTACGACACGTTACAACATTTGAACAATTAAATGAAGTAAAGAAAATGGTTGCTTTATTAGAAATGGAGTTAAAAAATGCAAAAAGATGAATTTATTTATTGGGTTAATTGGTTAAAAGTACGTTGGCCAAACGCTAAGTTAAATGAATACACGATTAAATCACTATATGATGATTTTAAAATTTACGATGACCAGGTATTTGGCAAAGTACTTTTAGATTATTTTGATAGTGGTAATGAATTTTTAGATTGGTCAAAGATTAAAAAATTGTGTAAAGAATTTCAAATACAATCTTTTAGGGATCAAACACAACAATTAGCAGAACAAAAACAATTAGAAAGCACTAAAGCTGATCCACCAAGTAGTTTACAAGCATATTTAAAACAGCTTGGATATAAAACGTTTGCTGAAGCTGTATTTTATAAAAGTAAAGAATTGTATAAATACAATAAATTTAGACAATGGCAAAAAGATTTATTTGAACCGTTTAAAGAATTAAGTTATGATGAAGCAAAAAAAAAGGGTTGGCGTTTGGGATTGGGATTAGAATTAGATGACAGACGATATTAAATTACCTAATAAAAAATATAATACAATAGTTTTAGATCCACCTTGGGATATATCTATGACAGGCAAAGTTAAAAGAGAAAAAAATAGAAAAGAAAAACTTGTATATCCAACTATGTCATTAGATGAAATAAAATCTATGGATATTAAATCATTAAGTAATGTTGGAGCTCATATTTATTGTTGGACTACAAATAAAATGTTGAGAGATACTTATGATGTGTTTGATGCTTGGGATGTAAATTATCATTTAACTTTAGTATGGACTAAACCATCTTTTATTGCTCCAGCTATGGGTTACCAATTTGCAACAGAGTTTTTATTGCTTGGTTTTATGGGTAAGCCTATGAAAAAATTTAAAACTATAGGAAAAAAAAATTGGATATATTCTTCACAAAAAAGAAATGCTCACAGTACTAAACCAGATGAATTTTTAGACTTAATAGAGGAAATGAGCCCATCTCCATATTTAGAAATGTTTGCTAGGAGGAAAAGAGAAAATTGGGATAGTTGGGGTAATGAAGTATGACAGACGATATTGAATTTATAAGCAGCGAATACGAATTTACTTTTACTATAGTTCCCCACTGGTTACTAGGTTTATTAAAACCACTGGAAATAGTAACCTATGTAGCACTCGGTCAATATGCCGATAATAAAACAAAGGAATGTTGGCCAAGTGTTACAAAACTAGCAAAAGATATTGGTAGATCGCGTTATTCAACAATAAAAGCACTACAAGGATTGGAAGAAAAAGGGGCTATTGAAATAAAACAACGTTTTAAGGATAAAGGCGAACAAACAAGCAATCTTTACATACTTAAACTTGCTAGGGGGGTGTCTAGAAAACTTGACAGGGGGGGTCAAGAAAACTTGACACCTAGGGGTCTAGAAAACTTGACACAAACTATATCCAATATAACTATATCCAATGAACTATATTTTGACACCTACAACAAAGAAATTCAAAAAGAATATGTTGATACACTTGTTACTGTATTTAATTTAACCAACATAACAAAAAACAAGTGGGGACAGCTATACAATACGGCTAAACAGCTATTTGAAGCAGAAATTTATCCAAATCAGATACCGTTGCTGGTAAAAAACTGCGTATTAACCTATGGCGAAAAATACACCACGGTAAATAGCATTTTAAACCATACAGAACTACTAAATGGCGTAAAAGATAAATCAGCTGATGATGTAAAGCAGTTAATGGATCAAAAGGCATTAAAGGATTGGGCAAATGATAACTAATTGCATATTAATATACGCATTGTTTGTAAATAGTTTTGGTTTTGCTGTTGCAGATCAATATTATGAAATGTCTGATTGTAATGAATATATACCAGAAAGTTGTTTGCAATATGCACCATTATTTGTAGAACATTTTGATGAAGAAAACATTGAAACAGCAGTAAAAGTAATGTGGTGTGAAAGTCGTAACAAAAGTTATGCATATCGTTGGCAAGATAACGATAGTGGCTTATTTCAAACCATACCAAGAACGTGGGGTTGGGTTAAAGAACAATACAATATACCATATTGGGATTATCCAGTTGGAAACACCTACGCACAGTTTATACCAAGTTATAATATTGAAGTAGCAGCAATATTGGTACAAGATATGCACACAAGAGATGATTATTGGAAACCGTGGGACGCTAGTAAAGATTGTTGGCAAGATACGGACAAATGGATAGCAAATTGGAAAAATGAATGACTTAATGTCGCAACTATAAAGTAAAATAATAACAAAAGGAGTGAAATGAAAAATAAAATACAAGAACCTACATTAGTAACTATTGAAAAAGATTGGTCATATAAAAAAAAGAAATTTTTTGAATTAGAAAATCTTTTACGACAAAGTGAAGCAGTTGAAGATTATTTAATTACTGCATTACAAGAAAATAGAAAAGTAATGCAATCATTAAATGCACAACGCTTAGAATTTATACCAACATCATTAGAACCTATGGATTTAATACAAGAACGTGTAATTACATTACCTGGAATTAAAAAAGAACAGCATTGGTTGTAAATGGACTACAACAAAAAGTTTGATATACAGCTTAAACAAGGCCAAAAGCTAGAAAAACAATTAGAACAGTTTTTTGAGGGCAAAAATATAGAAGTTAAATCAGAACGGCATATATGGGAACAAACAGGCAATCTATTTATAGAATATGAATACAAAGGCCAACCAAGTGGTATTGCTGCAACGGAAGCTGATTATTGGGCATTGTGTTTAATACGTGATGAACAATTATTACAGATGTATATATTGCCAACAGATACTTTAAAAAACATTACAAGGCGTTATTTAGATACAGATAGAAATGTTGTTGGTGGCGATCTAAAACAATCAAAAGGCGTAATTGTGCCAATAGATGATATTGCACACGGATATAAATTTTAAAAAAAATAAAAAATATTGTCGTTTTAATCAAAACTTCAGAGATAAACATAATATGAGGCAAAAAAATAAAAAAGGGGGTGATATGCAACTTACAAAAAATTTAAAGTGGTCTAAATGGATCACACAAAATTATGGTTTTTGTTATGTAATTGGACAAGGTTTGTTCCTTATTAAAAATCATAAAACTTGGGTTAAGGGATATAAAATCCTTTAACCCAGAAATAATGTCAAAAATAATGGGATAAATACCTTAGTACTATAATTTATTAGATAAACTAAAGGATATGTGCGATATGAACGCAGGTTATAACGACGTAAAAGAACTTGTAACAAATGTTATGGGTTTAAACGATTGGCTACAAGATAAAGAGCCAGTAGAACCAGATGTAAAAAATGGTAGTTGTGGTGGTATGAACTTTACTATTAACTGGTTAGATAATACTAAATCACGATATTGCATACGCTTAAATGCAGATAACACATACGATATGCAAATATTTCAATATCAAAACTATAAACAGCTTGGATTAGCAATAGAACGTTGTTTACCACGTGAAAGTATATTGATGTTATTAAGCACAACGTATCAAGAAATCACATCACAATCTAATCAAGTGCTTGAAAATCTTAAATTTGAGTTAAGTAAAGAAACACAGGAAATACTTAAAAAAGAAATCTAATCAACTAGCATTGTTGTATGACGTGGCAAGATAAAGCATTATGTAATACAATGCCATCAAACTTATTCTTTCCTGGTACAGATCAACGTACAGATAAACAATATTGGGAAACACATAGTATATGCCGTGATTGTCCAGTAAATTTAGATTGCTTAGAATATGCATTAGAACAAGATTTGGAATATGGACTTTACTGTTTACCAGAACGTGTAAGGCGTAGATTTAAAACTAAACCACCAGCTGATCTAGAAAAAACAATGCACGAAACATTTACAAC